GACGAGCCTGATGAACCACTAGTTCCTGATGAACCTGAACTACCGCTAGTTCCTGATGAACCAGAAGATCCACTTGTTCCTGAAGAACCAGATGTCCCACTAGATCCACTAGTTCCTGATGAACCTGAAGAGCCTGAAGTACCTGATGAACCACTAGTTCCTGAAGAACCAGAGCTTCCTGAAGTACCACTAGAACCTGATGAACCGCTAGTTCCTGAAGAACCGCTTGTTCCGCTTGAGCCAGATGTACCGTTTACACCTGATATACCTGAAGTACCTGAGCTGCCACTTGAGCCGCTTGTACCTGATGAACCTGATGAGCCGCTAGTTCCTGAGGAACCACTTGTTCCACTTGAGCCACTAGTTCCTGAACTACCTGATGAACCTGAAGTTCCACTAGAACCTGATGAACCTGAAGTGCCAGATGAACCTGATGAACCACTAGTTCCGCTTGAGCCAGATGTTCCAGAAGAACCAGATGTTCCTGATGAACCGGAAGAACCTGATGTTCCACTTGATCCTGATGAGCCGCTAGTTCCGTTTACTCCACTTATACCTGATGTACCACTGCTGCCTGATGAGCCTGAGGTACCTGATGAACCTGAAGTACCTGATGAACCACTTGTCCCAGAAGAACCACTTGAGCCACTTGTTCCGCTTGAACCACTTGAACCTGAAGTTCCTGAAGAACCACTTGTTCCTGATGAACCTGAAGTTCCTGAACTTCCAGATGAACCTGAGGTGCCACTTGATCCAGAAGTACCGTCAACACCTGATGTTCCTGATGAACCTGAGCTGCCTGAAGTACCACTTGAACCTGAGGTTCCTGAAGAACCGCTAGTACCATTTACACCACTTATACCTGAAGTACCTGAGCTGCCTGATGAGCCACTTGTACCTGATGAGCCTGATGAGCCACTAGTTCCTGAAGAACCACTTGAACCACTTGAACCACTTGTTCCTGATGAACCTGAACTACCTGAAGTTCCAGATGAACCTGAGGTGCCACTTGATCCAGATGAACCAGAAGTACCACTAGAACCACTAGTTCCTGAACTGCCTGATGAGCCTGAGGTTCCTGAAGAACCTGAAGTGCCGCTAGAACCTGAAGTTCCATTAACACCACTTATACCTGAAGTACCTGAGCTGCCACTTGAGCCACTTGTACCTGATGAACCTGATGAGCCTGAAGTGCCTGAAGAACCAGAGCTACCTGAAGTGCCTGATGAACCGCTAGTTCCACTAGAACCAGAACTACCTGAAGTACCGGATGAACCTGAAGTACCTGAACTACCACTAGTACCAGATGAACCGCTTGTTCCACTAGAACCAGATGAACCAGAGGTACCTGAAGAACCAGAGCTACCTGATGAACCTGAAGTACCTGAACTACCTGATGAGCCAGAGGTACCTGATGAACCAGAGGTACCTGAACTACCTGATGAGCCAGAAGTACCTGAACTACCTGATGAGCCGCTTGTTCCTGATGAACCTGATGAACCAGATGTACCTGAACTTCCAGATGAGCCTGAAGTGCCTGATGAGCCTGAAGTGCCTGATGAGCCTGAAGTACCTGAACTACCTGATGAGCCAGAAGTACCTGAACTTCCAGATGAACCTGAAGTTCCGCTTGAACCTGATGAACCAGAAGTACCAGATGAGCCACTAGTTCCAGAAGAACCTGAACTACCTGATGTACCACTAGATCCTGATGAGCCGCTTGTTCCATCTATACCTGAAGTTCCTGAAGAGCCAGAAGAACCGCTTGTTCCGCTAGAACCTGAACTGCCACTAGTACCACTAGATCCTGATGACCCAGAAGTACCAGATGAACCTGAAGAACCGCTTGTTCCACTAGAACCAGAACTTCCTGAAGTGCCAGATGAACCTGAGCTACCGCTTGTTCCTGAAGTTCCAGCTATATTAGCAGCTAATGTTGTTACTATGTTTGAGAGAGTATTATCTCTCATTTCAATATCAAACGCAGTATTATTACCTGTTGTGTTTGCGTAAACACTAACTCTAATTCTTGAGTTAACTGATGCTAAAACATATGAAGGAACATATAAAGAATAAATATAATTGTTTTGGGTATTAGTAATAGGAGTACCCGAACCAGCATTTCCTGATGCAATATTAGCAATAAGAGTTGTTCCATTAGATTGCATTTCATCAATAACAATCCAATAAACAAGAGTACCTGTTCCAGCTGTTCTTTGTGCAAATAAATTATTTACCCATAACCCAGGAACTATTACTGTTGTAGCTAAAGATGCTGATGGAGTAACATATTGAACTATTTCAGTGTCTCCATCCGCAGGATCAAAACTTGTTGTTGAAATAGTTGTTTGTGATCCTGTATTAGGGAATAAAATTAAATCATCGGTAATTAAAGATGTTATAGGAACTGTTTGTGATGCTGTTGGTCCGTCATAATAATAAACTAATCCACTTGATATACCACTAACTCCTGATGTTCCACTAGACCCTGAAGAACCTGAGGTTCCTGATGAGCCTGAACTACCACTAGTTCCACTTGAGCCTGATGAGCCAGATGAGCCTGAGCTTCCTGAGGTTCCACTAGATCCAGATGAACCAGAAGTTCCACTTGAACCACTAGAACCTGATGAACCTGATGAACCTGAAGAGCCACTAGTACCTGATGAACCTGAAGAACCTGAGGTTCCAGATGAACCTGAAGTGCCACTTGAGCCTGATGTACCTGAGGAACCAGAAGTGCCAGATGAACCTGATGTTCCTGAAGAACCAGAAGTACCTGAAGAGCCAGATGAACCACTTGTTCCACTTGAACCACTTGAACCTGAACTACCTGAAGTGCCAGATGAACCTGATGAGCCGCTAGTACCACTTGAACCAGATGAGCCTGATGAACCTGATGTACCACTAGAACCACTTGAGCCAGATGTTCCACTAGAACCTGATGTTCCTGAAGAACCACTTGTTCCACTAGAACCAGAACTTCCTGAAGTGCCGGATGAACCTGAGCTACCGCTTGTTCCTGAAGAGCCGCTTGAACCTGAAGTACCATCTGATGGCATATCAGAATATTCTAATACTCCTGAGGCAGGAACATATGTTACAACATATGAAGGACTAGCTTCATATGGTAATGTTTGAATTATAATAGGTTCTGCTGAACCTGAAATTACTAATGAACCTGTAATTACTGCTGATCCTGAGAATGGAAATCCAACTCCTGAACCTGATATATAAACTGTTACTCCTTCAGTCCCAGATATTACTTCTGTGAAAGCTTCAGCTGAGCCGGTAAAATTGATAAAAGGAGCACTAGCTTTTATTAAGGAGCCAGTATAATATATATCAATAGCACCAGTACCGCCGGAGCCAGCTGTATTGTAAACACCAACGGGTACCTGATCAAGATATCTAACTTTAGCCATTTATTTATAATAAATATTAGCCTTACCCGATGGATGTAGATCTGTTTTGAGTTTCTTTTTCCCCAACAGTAGGTGTGACTAAACGTCCATCTTGTTCTACTCCAAGGAATATTCCTTCATTATTTGTCGCTTCAACTGAAAATATAATTTTAGAAGCTTCGTATGATTTCTTTTGCGCGTTCATGTCTTTTTGTATAACGTCTGGTATAATATAGCCATTTAGGCTTAAATCGAAAGTACTACGTACTACTCTTTCATTACTATCTGATAATTCTGTTTGGAAACCAAAAGAATCTATCATAGCTTTAAATTTAAAGCGTTCTGGGTCACCCCAATATGAGTCTGAAGCGTATTCAATGGCTTCAACTATTTTATTTTGTTGTTCTACATAATATGTAAACACAGCAAATTGATAGCTTACTGTTACATAATCAGGAACTACAACTGAATAATAAACTTTGTTAGGTGTTCTATTATTTAAAACATTAAAGTTATCATAAGCATTTTTTGAATTGTAACCTTTAGTAAACACACCATAATTATAAGGTAAGTTAGCATCTAATTTATTAGCTATACTTCTATTTTTATTAATTCCTGTACGTTTAAACATGATTAATGGAGCCATAATTTCTCCATTTAAGTCTCTATAATAACCGTCTTTTTGAAATGATTTCCATTTCTCAGGGGCACCATAAATCACAGGAACAGGAATTCTAACACCGTTTTGTATAACAAAAGGTTTAATAACTTCTCTAAGATAATAGAATACAGCTTCATCTATGTCTTGAATACTAACAGAAAATGGTTTTGTTGTATCTCCTTTAAATGAAATCTGTTGTGATCTATTAACTTCATTATCCAAATTAGGATTGGCTAAATTAGGATTTCCATTTTCCTTATCATAAGGAGTTATAAGAGAATTACTTATTTCTCTTTGGGTCTTTGGTATTGGTTTTCTTCCTTTTACAGCCATTATAAACGTTGTTTAACAATGTTCAAGCGATCAGCTGGTACGTAGTGCGCTGAACATATTGATGATACATTATAACCAAAAGAACCTAAGTCAGTTTCTAATGGGTTTGTTCCTGTTGAGTCATTATAAGGATAAGCTGGGTTTTTACCTACAAAGAACTGTGTAGAGTTTATACTATCTATTTCCCAATATCCTTCATAATACATAACCACATCTCCAACATCAGGGAATATACTTAAATCAGTTAAGTCATCAACTAAAAATCTAAAGATTAAAGCATAATCAAACTGAACACCAAATTCATCTACTGGATTTGATTGGGGGGATCTTTCAACTAAAGCATATAGTAAAACAGGATCTTGGAAATATCTTCCTTCACTTGCCTCACCATACATATTAACATTGGTTTTAGTTAAGTTATATTTATAGAATACTACTTGTTCAGAGATAATGTTTTGCATTAACTCACGGTTAATGTGTCTGAACATGCTTATATCTCTACTTTCACCAAATAATGCCATATTATCCTATAAAAATTGTCATTGGAACCTGATTAATTTCATTAACGCGAGCTGCTGATTCTGCTGCCCTTCTTTCAAGTAATGCTTGACGAGAAGTTGAATCAAAGTAATCTCTTAATCTAGTGATTAAAGCTTCTTTTTCAGAAGTTGCCGCAGCTATTAAATCACTTTGGTTTAATGTTACTTCAGCTCCAGGAATAGGTATAGTTCCATATTTACCTCTAACATACCCTAACATTTCTTTAGCTAAGGCTAATGTATATTCAAAAATCCAACTTCTACCTACAGAATTTATTTGTTCATATGTTGGATTCCCATAAGGAACATTTGATACATTATTTACTTTAGATGTAGGTGTTATAGAAGCATCATATTTTTCATCTATAATAGAATATTGAAACCACAAATTAGTTCCTTCATCTCCTGTACCTGGTATAGGGAATATTCTTAATTTATTATTAATTAATTGGAATGTGTAGTTAGATAATCTAACTTGATTTGACATTTCAATAGCCTGAATGTTTTGTAAATCATAACTTAAAGGCATTAATAAGAAGTTAGTTGAAGGACCATATCCGGCAATACCTACTAAACCTACAGCGCTAGCAGCACCCGGTAATATACCGGCCCACGGACTATATAGTTCAGAAACAGCAGGTACATCTTCATACCATATTTTTTTAATTTCTAAACCGCCTGAAATATTATTATCAGTGGCCCAAGCTCCTAAATCATAATCTTGAATACTTCCTGTTAATGTAACTGAACCGCTATACCAATTGTAATTTCCTCCGGTACCTGCTTCGGAGGCATATTGTTGGGACATGCGTATAACACCTTCTAAATTAGGTGTAATAAGGGATTTATTTAAATTGGACCCAGTTGATGCTCCTTCTAAAGATAAATAATTATCTCTAACATTAAAAGCATATAGTTCATTACCGTATACTGTGACAGCTTGTTCAAAAGCAGTATAAAAATTAACATCTTGTAATTCTACGTTTTCAATAGGGTAACCTAAACGCAAACCACAAAATTTTGCTACTTTATCAGCGTCTGTTTGAAAATCAGGGTCATTATCATAAAACCCAAAAGGTGTTTCTCCTGGGAAAAATGAAGATGAGCCGGGCCAAATAGGAATGTTTGCCATGATTATAAATATTAAAAAAGAGGGCTCCAATTTGGAGCCCACACATATTTATTTATTTTTTAAAATTAATCTCTAACCATTAAATATTTTGAGTTACCTGCTGAACCAGATAACCATAATTGACCTGAAGTAGCTGGTTCTGAAGTTGGTAAAGAATCTACAGAAATAAATACTCCACTTCCTGAGATATAAACTGAACCGCTTATTGTGAGGGTATTAGTATAAGCAGCTATTAAATTTTTTCTATTACTTACATTACTACCATCACCTACAATCCATAAAGCATTAGAATCAGCTATATTAAACACACCTTCAACATGTTGATTATTGCCACTAGCTATAGTACCCCATCCTTCAGCATGTGAATATAGACCTGTTGCTTGAGTAAATCTACCTTCAGCGTGTGAATATTCAGCGGAAGCTGTAGTTCCATATCCTTCAGCGTGAGCATATCTATCTAATGTTGTTGTTTCTCTACCTTCAGTATGAGACCAATTACCATCAGCAATAGTAAAATAACCTTCGGCGTGTGAATAATTACCATTAGCTTCACTTAACAAACCTTGAGCAAAAGCAAATTGACCTCCAACGGTGTTATCACTACCAGCATTTACTTTTCCTATTACAGTTAATGAGCCTGAGATTTCAGCTGAACCTGTATATGGAAAAGCATCTCCACCAGCGTTTAAGGCATGAGATGCTGTAATAGCATAAGAAGATGAAACTAATCCAGTTAAACCTGCTCCATTACCTGTAAATGATCCTGTAAAGGATCCTGTAGTTCCTCCAGAAACATATAATGAGCCTGATAATGTTGTTGAACCAGTAACATTAAATGATCCTGACATTGAGGTTACACCTATTTGGAATTTTGCTGGTGTGTAACTTGTAGTTGAAGAGGATAAGAATATTCTAAGTTGAGGAACATTAGCGTTACTTTCATACGCCACAATATTACCCGCTCCTCCTTGGTAATTAATAGTTATATTTTGATTTCTATCTGTAGCTGAGGATCCTCTAAAAATTCGAAGACCTTCTTGTAATATTCCTAATTCTGATTCACCTGTTCCTTTACCATCTATCTCAATTAAGCCACTAACCATTTTAGCTGAGCTACCTGTTATTGTAAGAGATCCGGAAAATACTTGATCTCCAATAAAAGTATTAGAACCTGTAGTCGCTAATGAACCTGTATCTGTTGTTGTTCCTGTTAAATTAGATCCATCACCATAAAATGAACCTGTAAAAAAGGAACTAGTAACTGATCCTGTGATATTTAAAGATCCTGTGATGTTGAAACTACCTGAGTTATCTGGGGCTAATGAACCTGAAGGTCCTGTTGGGCCTTGTAAACCTACTGAGTATACTTTAACTATATTTGCTGCCATTTTATTTTAATATGAGGGTCTAGTTACATCGTTTGATAATTTAACATTTCCTTCTAACAATCTTAAAACATATGTACAATCACCACTACCTGAATAGATGGTTAAATCGTACACTCCTTGAGTAAAGTCAAAAGCTGAAGATGAAGCTGCAGAAATGTAAATTCCAATTGATCCAGAGGAAGGATCTTTATCTCCTGATGAGCCACTAAAATTTAATCCTGTACCACAAGCATCTAAACTACTAGAAAGAGTAAAATAAACAGTATCAGAGGTGTTACTTGGACGAGCTTGCATTCTACCATTATATCCATTAAGATTAATAGCATTTCCTTCAGGATCAGTATACTGAAGTTCTAATTCAAATGTTGCCCCTTGTTCAATTACAAAAGAATATTTACCTGCTGACATTGTATTTATTTATAAATATTATCTCTTTGAAGTTCCATTAGTTCCTGAGGTTCCTAAATTAAGACCTCGTTCTGCTGCCTCTTCATAAATATTTATTAAATCTTCTACAATCGGGTCTCTATGATTTTGTTTTAAAGTAATAGCAGCCATATTTTTAACTTTACGAGCTGCTGTG